TTCGGTGGGGAGGGCACAGAGTTGAATAGCGTTGCAGTTCGCTGCCGGGTCGAATGGATGATTGACGACTTGGGCGATGGAGAGCGCTTGGTATTCGCCAACGAGGTCGGTGAGTTTGGTCATGGGAGTCTCCGAGAGGGTTGGTCTGCGCGGCGGGATTTGAACCCGCGATCTCTTGAACCCAAATCAAGCGCGATGCCTGGCTTCGCTACACGCAGAAGAGAAGGGGATGGTTAGTCCCCTTCGAGGGTTGGGAGAGGGTTAGCTGGTGCTGCCAACGCTCAGCCAAGACGGGATTTCGCCGCCGCCGGACTGCCAATCGGCCCAGGAAATGCCATCGGGCTTGAGCCAATAGCCTTGCCCGGTGAATTCACCGGGAGCGGATGAAGAAACAGTCTCCGGCGCAGTAGGTGTCGAGGGAGCAGTCGGGTCGAGGGTAGAGATCGAGGGGGCAGAGTCGGAGCCAGTGGTATCGACGGTCGGGGTCGTAGGGTATACAGCGGCTACCTCCGAAGCCGATAGCTCGGTGTGGGTGGGGCGAAGGTCGACGGGGGTGGTGGGGTTAGCGGACGGGACGGAAGTATTGGCAGATGATACAGGGGCGGTGGAAGTCGACGCATCTCCAACCGGGGTAGTGGCAGTGGAGACCGTAGGGTCCGAGACACGCTGATCCTCAATCGTGGGGATGGAACCATCGGCAGATGGTGCAGCGTCGGTATTGGTAGTCGATACAGCGCCAGCCTGGATAGGTACAACGGTGGGTGCGGTAGGGTCCACGGCACTCTGATCCTGGGAAGGAACAGTTGCGGTCGAAATGGCGTCGACCGCATCGTTGACGAAGGTAGTGGCGATGGTGGTTAGAGTAGAGTCGGGGACGGTCGAGGACTCGGCCGCTACCGGAGAAGGCTCTGTAATGGCGGGAACCACCACAGGGACAGGATTGAAGCGACCAATAACAGCGTTGATACTGCCGATAACGTTGCTAAGAGCGGCATGTGCGCTTTTGGTATCGGTCAACTCGGCCTCCCTGGCGGCCAGGGCGAGCTTGAGGGCTTCGATCTCGGACTTGGCGGCGGCGACGGCCTTGTCGGCCTCAGCGATGATTTCGCCTCTGGCGTTGTAGCCGAGTTGGGCCGCGGCCAGTTCGGCTTGGACCTTGGGGAGTTCGTCGACCGCTTTCGCGGCTTCGGCGAACGCGGAGAAGAATTGGTTGATTTCGATAGACATGGTGGGCTCCGTTGTTGGGACTTTGGATTGTGGAGGAAGCGAGATAGGGTTGACCTTGGCTTCCACCGGCTTCACTTTCCCGACCTTGGGAAAAAGGAACCGAGGCGATCCTGAGCTTAGATACACTACGAGAGCCTTGACCTTCTCGGAGCGTAGGGCTTGCTCATTGCTCGCCTTGGGTGCTGAGTTGGGGGGCGGGCTATCCTGGCGTTGTGGGGCGGGGTAGGGAAAGATCAGCGTGGCAGGGTCGTGGGAGGACGGCGCTGCCAAGGCTTCTTCGTGACCATATCTCGCGTTCGCCGATGCTAGGCCCGGTCGGGGTTCAAGCGCACCCCGAATGGGTAGGGCGGGGAGAGAGGAACGGGGAGGGGTTGTGTCCTCGTCCTCGTCCTCGTCCTACCCGGTGGCGGGGTTAGTTAATCGACGCCGTGGCCTCGGCAGTCGGGGACGCCTTACGGCGCGGGGCGACTTTGCTCGCTTGCTTGGCGGAAAGCGGCTTGCCGGTGGCAGCCTTTTCCGCTTTGCGCTTGGCGGCGGACTCGGCCGCTTTGGCGATCAGCTTGGGGGACGGGGCAAGGCCGGCGATGTCGATCGGGGCAGTGGCGATCGATTTGCGAGCCTCGATGGCCGCAGCGGCCGTGACCAAGATCGTCGGATCGCTGGCGATGATGGACCGGGCATACTGCGTGATTTGCGCCGCGGTGTAGACCGAGGGTTTGCCGCCGTTCTTGCGGATTTCGTTTTTCACAAGGTCTCGGGCGGCCCGCAGGGCTTCGGTCATCACTTCTCGCGGCACTTCGGACTCGGCGGCCGACTTGGTGCGGGAAGCCTTGAGCTTGCCGGCGTAGAGATTGACAAGGTTCTCGGCGGCGATCTCGAGGGCCTTGGCCTGGGCCTTGGCGAGTTCTTCGCCCTCGAGCTTGGTGATGGAACCGACCTTGCTCATCCTCGCATTGAGGACGACTTTCAAGCCCTCGATGAAAATCGCCTCATAAGCGGATTGGTCGGTGATGTTGTCGGTTTCAACGGTGACGAAACCGGACTTGCCAGCTTTGGCAATGGGGACTTTGATTTCAGCCATTTTGGTTAGGTACCTCTGTAGTGGGGTGGAACGCTACGGGCTGGCCGTCACGGGGAACACAGGCTCCCTAGGCTGTCCGTCTATGGTTCCGGTCGAGCAAGGCGCTCGGGAGAAGGGGTGGAGATGGGTAGGGCTTCGGTACCCTATGACTATCTCAACCCCTTCGGTCTAGCGTCTTAGATGGTGGGGATGGCGGCGAGGGTGGTTAGGAGTGGAAAGGTGGTGGAGGGCTGACCGTAGAAGTGTGCGAAGATGGTGTCTGATTCGAAATCGAGGGATAATATATCGCAAGCGGGGAATGGGCTAATGGGAGCGGGTCGGAAATTATGAAAGTAAAGATTGCCGCCAGCTCCTTCAGCCCAATCGGCGGCAGCCCAATCGTTGGCAATCCCAAGAAGCCGTTTGGCGAAGATAATGTTCATGCGGTTAGTCATGGCGATGGTTCCTGGGGGTTTGATTGCGGCGGATATAGTTGTAGAGTTGGAATATACACTCGCCGATAATGCAGCCAAGGATGATACCGAGGACGCTTGTGCCGAGGATGACGATGAGGAGGGTAATGATCATATGCGGGGCTCCCGAGTGACGGAATGCGCGGGCTGGTGGGAGTGGCCAGCAAGGTCGAGGAGGAGTCGGGCGAAGATGGTGTTTTGGGCAAAGGTGGATTGGTGTCGGGGCCGAGCGGCGAGGGATTGATAGTTTCGGAGGATATTGGCGGTACGCGGGGAGATGTAAAAGTTTGCCGGAAGGGTTTGGAAATGGGCGGCGAGACGCTCAAACATTGTGGGGAATTTCATGGGGATCGCTCCGTGGAGGATGGCTTTCGATCATGTGGGATAGTATAGCCCGGTTTCGATCGAAAGTCAAGGGTGATTTTTGGAAATCTTGCGGGGTGAACGTTGTTCAATCGTTGGTGGGAGGGGTGGTGAGTTTGGCCATGGAAATGAAAAGTTGGGCTTCGGTGGCTATGGTGAAGGCGTCGAGAAGTTTGGCGGTGAAGATGGTTTCCTCGGTGGTTTTGAGCTTGCCGCATTGTTTGGCGATAGCCGTGGTGACGGCGATAAGCCAGATTATGAAGTCGTCGAATGAACCGTTTTCGATCAGGATTGCGATGGTGGAGGAAAACTCGGCTTCGAGGCGTGCGGCTCTGGCGTAGAATTCGGTCCAGCGGGATTTGTCGTCAAGTGAGGTTGTCATGAGAGCTTACTCCTGGGTTCGTGCTGGATTGCACGTGAGAGCGGGTTAGGGAGGGGAGACGTAGAGTTGGCTCTGTCCCTAACCCGCTCGGGCTTGCAATCTAGGGGTTACTTTATTGGAAACATTTGGTCCCATGACTCCGGTGTCATGCCGGTGAGGACGAATTCCCGTTGGTCTGCGTTAAGGTGGGGGAAGGCGTGTTGGATAAACTCGCCGCAGCGAAAGGCGTTGAGTTGGTCTTGAGTGGTGTTGGGAAGGACGGCGACGAACCAAGCGTGCTCGAGAGGTTCAAAGCGAATGGCGATGAGTATGTCATCGATGACCGCCTCGCAGCGGTGGTTGAGAGCGGCGTCAGGAAGGCGAATGAGCCAGGGGTAATGATCGGTCATGGTTGGGGCTCCCAGGAGACTGCGCTGTAGTAGAGATAGGATTGGTAGTATTCAACATGGCCGGTGGCGTTGAACTGGGCCAGCCAATAGGCCGCGATGTGCTCAAAGGGGATCATCTGGTGTACTCCTGTTGACCAAGCCAACAGCACGAGCAAAGTATGATCGTTTCGGTTGAGCCTGGGGATTTGTAGTATCGTCGAAGGTCGTTTGTGCATTTACACTCACCGGGGTCGTGGTTGACGAATGGGGCTTCGGTGATCGGGTCGTAGTGGAGCAGGGCGGACTCTGTCACACGGGTGATTTCAATACATTCGCAGCGTAGCATCATTGTCCTCCCATGCCAAGGTAAACCAAGATACCAATCGGTCGGTCACACTCGATCCAGCCGACGCCGGACCAGATGTCAATCCAGCTTCGCATCGGGACCGCTCCGTTTGACGTGGATGTATTGGTGCGAGGGGAACGCACTTCTCGACTCGAGCTTGGGCATATTGGTCATCCCGCTCTCCTAGAACCTCTAAAGCGCAGTCGCCTATCGACTACACTCCACAGCCTCTAGTTTCATTCGCAGGGACAGACTCCCCAAACCCTTCCCAAACCCTGCTTCCCAACGCCCCGCCACAGTGTCCTCGTCCTCCCTTCCCACCTCTTAACTTTCCCATCATCCAAACCGGGATAAGGCTGGGATAAGGCTGGGATACCCCTGGGATATTCCGATATTGCCCAACAACCGCCTCCCTGCCCTTCCTTCACCCTCCCGAGCATCTACCTACCCCTTCCCTCCCCTACCTCTCTTCTCTCTCTCAAATATATATACTCTCTAAACAGGTAGAAAAGGGGGTAAGGAAAGGAATTGAGATTTGGGACGTGTGAAAAGGTTAGGGAATGCGGAAAGGCCAACCTTGACCAATATCGGCATATCCCAGCCTGATCCCAGCCCTATCCTAGCCTGATCAGGGTTTGGGCAACGGGAAAGTTACGGGGCCACAGGTTTCCCCAACCCCGCAGGTATGTAGGTAGCCTTGCCCCGCCTCGGCCTCAGGTTCTTCGCGCCCCGGCCTTGGCATAGTCAAGCCCTACCCTGTCCAGGACTAGCACACCGTCCCGAACCCGGCCAGCTTGCGCCGACCTCGCCGCCCCGTCAATGCGACATTTCGCCGCAGGCCAAACCCAGAACAAACCCGGCCCAAACCCAGCCCGGCACGGTTCTTGCACCGGCATGGTTCTTGCATCCCACTCCCTCTGTCAACCGAGGTCAGCCAGGGTCAGCCTCCGCCCCCCCCCCCTGCGACATCTTGTCACATTCCCAACCTCGCCCAAACCTGTCATTCTCGTCCCTGCCCCGGCAATCCCGCCGGGCTTGATCTACGGACTCCCAACATGGCCACTCCCAACCTCCGCCGTTCCCCGATCGCCGACGCTATCGCCGCGATCGTCCCTGCCCCTGCCCCTACCCCTGCCCCCCGCCCTGGCCGCATTGAGCTCGACTGGGAAGGTCTCGACATCGAAACCCTCCCCGCTGATCTCCGCGACGCCTATCTCGCAATCGGCAAGGCCCGACACGCATTCGAAACCCTGTTCTCCTCTCGCGTCCCTGCCCCGGCCGGTCTCAAATGGGCCATCGCCTACAAGCGCGGCCTCGCCGTCGCCCTGGCCCCTGTCGCCAAATCCTCATCCGGCCTCGACTTCGCGACCTTCGCCAAATCCATGCGCGACTAACCTCCCCTTCCCCTCGGGCTAGGGTCGATCCATCCCCTAGCCCGCCCGCCCTGCGGCAATCCGTCGCATTGCCATCCGCTCTCCCTCGCCAGCCCCCGGCCCGACCCGCCGGGGGCAAAATTTTGCCCCTCACGTGCCCCCACTACCCTTCTCCGCCCGAAATCCCATTTTCAAACTTCTACCCAGGAAAAATATTTGCGAGTGGGTTTGGCGGTTTGGGGGCTCGAGCGGATTGCAGCGGCTCAACCGCACCTCTGCGGATCAAAATTTCACTTGACTTTACACCCATTTTCAAGTCTACTATAAGCACAATGAACCAGGTCTTGCCCAAATGATTCTGCCCGTTGACCTCCCTGGCCTACTCGGCCCCGGTGTGTATCTCCTCCACTACCGCGGTCGAGTCACCTACATCGGCCGTACCGCTTGCTTGCTCAAATCCCTCGCCGCCCATCGCGAGACCATCGGCAATCACGTCTCGTTCACCAAACGCATCTACTTCGACGCGGTCTCCATCGTCCCCTGCACCGTCGCCGCTTCCCGCTCCGTCGCCGACGAACTCATCCTCCTCCACGCCCCAACCCACAACCACTCTCGCCATGCAACCCTAACCCTCCCCTGCAACCTCCCAGCCCCTTCCACCCTTAACCTCCCACGGCGCCTATGACCCGCGGCCTCTCCACCGACCACCCAATCCGCAACCGTCGCCACGACACGGTCTCCATCCTCACCATTGCCCCGATCGAGCCCGCCGATCTCGCGCTCCTCCATCTGCGCCCAGCCCGCATGCGCATCACCCGTATCAAAGACTCCCACCATCGAATCGCCCGTATGATGGCAGCCGGTGAATCCAACACCAACATCGCCGCTCAATGCGGCATTTCCATGTCGGGCCTCGCTACCCTCCGCGCCGACCCCACCATCATCGAACTCACCAACCAATACCGCGCCGAGGTTGCCTCGGCTTGGCGCGAACACGTCGATGCCCTGGCCGAACTCGCCGTGACCAACCTCGTCAAAGCCGAACGTCAAATCTCCGACGCCCTTGACGAAGCTGACGAAACCGCCACCCCAATCCCACTTCGCGAACTCTCCCGCATCACCGCCGATCGCATGGACCGCTTCGGCTACGGCAAACACAACACGGTCACCAACGTCAACGTCGACTTCGCCAAACGCCTCGACGCGGCCATCACCCGCTCTCGCCAATCCCTTCCATCAACCGACCCCAATTGAGGCTGATGCCTTTGCCCATCAGCCTCAATCTCTGAGGAGCCTCGCTAGGATTTGGGCTCCCTAGCTCGCAGGCTCCTCAGAGAACCCACCCAAGGCCACAATGCAAGACCAACTCCTCATCTGGCTCGCATCTGTCAAAGACGACCCCCTAGCCTTTACCCTAGGCGCATATCCATGGGGCGAACCCGGTTCAATCCTCGAATCCTTCACCGGCCCCGATCAATGGTCAATCAACCTCATGACCATGATCCGTGACGGCCTAGTCGACCTCAACACCGCAGTCCAAATCGCAATCGCCTCGGGCCACGGCATTGGCAAATCCGCCACCGTGGCCTGGATCATTCTCTGGGCCTTCACCACTTTCCCCGACACTCGCGGCGTCATCACCGCCAACACCGAAACCCAACTCAAAACCAAAACCTGGGCCGAACTCGGCAAATGGTTCAACCTCTGCTTCTTCACCCGCGACCATTTCGAACTCACCGCCACCGCACTCTTCTCCCGCGACCCCGACCGCGATCGCACTTGGCGCATTGACATGATCCCGTGGTCCGAGAAGAATCCCGCCGCTTTCGCCGGGCTCCACAACCAAGGCAAACGTCTTCTCCTAATCTTCGACGAAGCCTCTGAAATCCCCGACATCATCTGGGAAACCGCTGACGGCGCCCTGACCGACACCAACACCCAAATCATCTGGCTCGTCTTCGGCAACCCCACCCGCAACATCGGCCGCTTCCGCGACTGCTTCTCCGGCGGCCGTTTCGCACACCTTTGGCGCCACCGCCAGATCGACTCCCGCACAGTCGCAATCACCAACAAAAAATTCATCCAGCGCCAGATCGATGCCTACGGCGGCGAAGACAACGACATCATCCGCATCCGCTGGCTCGGCCAATTCCCAATCAAAGGCCTTCTCGAATTCTTCTCCGCTTCCGAAATCGACACAGCGATGTCCCGCGAACTCCCATACACTGACCGCACCACCCCACTTGCTCTCGGTGTCGACGTCGCCCGCTTCGGACAAAACAACTCCGTCCTCTTCCCGCGCAAAGGCCGTGACGCCCGCTCGATCGAACGCCAATCCTACAACGGCCTCGCCACAACCGAACTCGCCAATCGCATTTTCGACTTCTACACCCAATACCGCCCCGATGGAATCTTCATCGACGGTGGCGGCGTCGGCGGCGGCGTGGTCGACAACTGTCGTGACAAACGCCTTTCAGTCGTCGAGGTCCAATTCGGCTCGCGCGACGACATCACCGGCGTGACCTTCAACACTTCCGGCGAGCGCTACGCCAACAAACGCGCTGCTATGTACGGCGCCGTCCGTGCTTGGCTCCCCGGCGGCGCTCTACCATTCGACCCCAAGCTCAAAGAAGCGATGCTCGCCATTCGCTATTCCTTTAACAAAAAAGACGAAATCCAACTCATCTCCAAAGAAGACATCATGGCCGACAACCCTGGCCTCGTCCTCGACGATCTCGACGCCCTTGCCATCACCTTTGGCGGCCCGCTTGCCTACTCCACCAACGCTGGTGGCGATTTCCCGCACGACGATCTCGTCGTCTCCGAGTGGAACCCCTACTCAACCGAGCGCATGTACGCTTAAGGACATCCACCCAATGGCAGACCCAGCAACTCTCATGGCCATCGGCACCGCGGTCGGAGGCATCTCCTCTCTCCTCAACCGCCCATCCACGCCCAACATCGCAACCCCAACCACACCGCCCCCATCCCAATCCCCGCAAGGCGATCAAACCACCAACGCGCCCAAGCAAAACACTTCCTTTCTCGCCACCGCTGCCGGGCCGACCGCCGCCAACCAGGCCAGCGTCGCAACCCAGCAATCTGGCAAAACCCTTCTCGGTCAATAACCCCCATGCCCATCGTCCCCATCTCACGCGGCGCCCACTCTACACCCTCCCAGCGCCTCGCCCGCCAGCCACCACAATCCCAATACCTCCTCGCCGCAGCTGCGCAGATGCACTCCGAAGGCCGCTACCTCGACGAATCCGCTTCCACCACTACCCCCACCAACCCAGCCATGTCCGCTGTTGCCTCCATCCCGCCCGCCGCTAGGCCAACCACATGACCTCCATCCCATCCGCCGACATCGACTTCCACCGCTACTCCAACGGGCGGCTGATGGGCCTTCGCGTCAATCGCTACTCCTGGTGGTGCCATCACCGTGAACTCGCCGATTACCTTCTCCCACG